CAGATCGAACACCTGGCCTCCGGAAATCCTGATAGAGACGCCACGGACAAGCCGTTCAAAACCAATAACCCCAATCGCGCATCCGGCGAGTTCCCAGCCCTCCCACGGAACACCCAGAAGACGACCTCCACAACCGCCCACAAGACTTGCTATCACTGTGGACAGCACACAACGGATCTGGCGACGCACCGGAAAACCAATCCCGCCTGTGCAAAGGCCCACAAAGATCGTCTCGCGAAGGCGAAAACTGGTCCGAAGAATAGGGAGAGTTCGATCGGGAAGATAATGGTCGAGCAGTGTGCCCGCGCCGCCGCAGATATAGCAGCCGCCAAAGATGTCATAGCCGCCGTCCGACAAGACGCCGAGCAGGTCCTAAGCGACGCCGCCATTGAAGTCGAAACGGTTAAAGCTGGCCACGTGGTTTCTGCCCTGGAAGAGGCCGCCATCGCCAAGGTTTTAGAGTCCAACAAGCCTAGTCACGACGAAACAGGGGCATTGATCAAGCCTGACATCGCCCCTGCGGTACAGCCCGACCTCCTCAGAGGTGAAGAGTGGGTGATTGCTGACGTTCCCCCTGCGGACATCCCCAGCGTACTTTTCTCCAGCTTTTGCGGCATTTTTCATCGGAGTGCACAACGAATGGTCTGTGATGTTTTGAACACTCTTGAAAAAGACCTAAAGCACATAGACCACCTTTTAACGCCTTGCTGGGAATACATCGAGGACGTCACTGGCCTCGCGGCGATGCAGTGCCAAATGATCGACAAGGATGCTAAGCGTAAGGTATCAGAGAATAATGCCAGTTACGGGACAACGGCCTCCGACCTTGTACGCGACCACCAGCTTGAAGAGCTGCCTCTATCTGTGGCTGTTCCAGTACTCTTTTGTGAGGCCGCGTTTTTGATAGCGGAGAATGTGCAGGTCGAGGTAGACGCAGCAGTGGACAAGGCCTGGATATGGTACGAGGCCGTGGTGCGATGCGACCTAGAGCTCAAGGGGGTCGCCCAAGGCGCCGTCGCCAAATCTCTTCACTACTGGTCGGCTGGGTGTGACCTCGCCATGATACCCTTCTTTGCGCTGGAAGAAGCTCGCCCCTTCTACCACCTGCAACAACTGTTTCGTTTTGACAAGTCGATGAGGTTAAAGATATCAATAGATGCGTACGAAGTCGAGGCCCTCGATTTCCGTCCCTTAGATGGACGAGCCTACAGCGCGCACCAGCCGACCCAGGTAATCAACGGTAGTCTCAGGTTTGAACTGACCAGCGGGTTCGATGAGGAGATTGCTGATTTCTTGTATGCCCCTCCCTTTGTTCCCCCCGTCTACTGTGAGAACGCCAGTTACGGGCGACGCCTCAGAGACGACTTGGATTTAAACCTGAACATCATCCAGAACCTTAACCGCTTCAAGTATACTACCAGGAAACTGAATACGACCGATTGGCTTAATGGGGCCATCGGCTTGGTCGAAGGACAGAAGGCTCTGGACCCCGGATTGCTCCGACGGTTGCGGACCGGAGACGATTTAACTTACCAAACATTCCAACTCCTCAATGATGTCCGTTTTGACCAGACATCCGGCTCCGATTTGAAGAGTCACAACGAAGCGGGCCGTCTGACGGCCCAGGCCCAACCTTTAAAATAAAGGGGGACGGGCGCGGCAGAGTCATGCGCGGGTATACGTTTTTGGAAAACGATCCCGCCCAGCTGAAAGTAGATATTAATAAAATTAAACCTGACTTTAAAATAGTCAATTGTAACACTAGGGAAACCGAATCCGTATATAATTCAGAGGTTTCGGCCCAACTACCTATCAGCTTTGACTTTGCACTACCACGCCCCTGTCCCGAGCACCCATCGAGTGCAGCCTTGGCACTCCTTAAGCGCGTAGCCACACGTCCGCCGCCGTGTGCGCCAATATTAGCAGCCTCATTAAAGCGTTTTACCGAAGAATTTTGCAAGCGGCATCTAAACCCTCTCACCGATGATGAGGTAGATTTTGACGAATGGCTGGCCCAGATTAATCAACCTGAGGCCCGGAAACAGCAGATTAAAGCCGCCTGGGAAAAAGACCCGAGCGAAGACCCCGCCATCGTCTACGCCTCCACGGAGGTTAAGAGTTTCATTAAGGACGAACCCAGCTCCGATATGTCCTCCTTTAAGGCCCCCCGGGGCATTAATGCGAGGTGTGACTGGTTTAAAGCGTTCTGTGGTCCGCATTTTGACGAAATTGGCAAAAAGGTGTTCAAAATGCCATGGTTCATTAAAACCGTGCCTGTCTTGGAGCGACCCGAGGATATTATTAATCATCTCTACAGCTTAGTAGGAAAAGTTAAAAATTGTGATGCATCCTCATTTGAAGCTCATTTTATAGCCATGATTATGGAGAGTATAGAATTTGTATTATATAGATATATGTGCGCCGGCTCGCCTGCCCTGCGACGCCGTTGTGAAGAGATAATAGCCGTCCTCAAAGGGAAACAGATCCTTAAGTTCAAGCATTTGACCGCCGTTATAGACGCCACCAGGATGTCCGGCGAGATGAACACGTCCCTCGGCAACGGTTTCACCACCTTGATTCTCAACTTATTTTTAGCATGGATCAAGTTGAATAATGTGGACCTGCGCTGCGAAGGAGACGACAACCTGGCTAACTGGGCTATCCCAGAGCTCGCGCCCACTGATCGCGATTGGGTGGAGCTAGGATGGATTATGAAGGTTGAGGACCCTGCAAACGTGTTCGAGGCTAGTTTCTGTGGCAATGTCTTTGACGAGTTGGAGATGGTGGTGGTGACCGACCCCCGCACCGCCCTCGCCAATCTCGGCTGGACCAATAAGAAGTACGTTAGAGCCAGCGAATCTCTGAAGCTCCAGCTCCTCCGCTCGAAAGGATTGTCGATGGCACACCAGTACAATGGCTGCCCTCTCCTTGGTGATTTTGGTCGAAGAATCGTCGAGCTCACGGCCCACGTCAGAATCCGCCGCACCGTCATTGATTGTATGGACCAGTACTCGAGAATGAAATATCTCTCTCTTGCGAGCTCATCGCTCCCGCCGCGCCTACCACCCGGGATGGGTACGCGCTTGTTGGTGGAAAAACTTTACAACATCCCTGTTGCAGACCAAATCAGCTTTGAAGAAGGTTGTCTCGGTGTCGAGTTGTACACTGAATTACATTTTCCTTTTATAGTACCCAACTTGTGGTACGACACCTTCGAAGACTACACGCACCCAGTCGGTGCAGAGTGGGAGAGTCCTAGACCTCACGACCACCTCCGACTGCGGCGTTTCATTGCTAGCTTTGGTGCTACAACCCGAGGATATATGATGGGTCACTATGGTAGTGTGACCTAGCCCTAACCGGCGCCCCATTCCTCGGCA